TAAGATACTTAAACCTTGTTAAATCTTCTTCAAACTCTTCAACCTCGCAACACTCTGGATTATTATAGTGCTGTGAGGCAAAGAGTTTAAAATTTCTACTAGTTAGCTTGTCAAATATTTTCATCATATATTATCTATATTAGATAATTTAGTCTTCTTCGTTATCAGCCTCGTAGTTTTTATCTACATAGTTAAAGAATTCTTTTTTCTTCTCACCTTCAAGTTCGCCAGGTGAAGTTACGCCGAACTTCTTAAGAGCAGCTTTAAAGAATTTTTGATATCTTTCTTTATCTTCCTGCATCTTAGTTTTCTTTTTGTTCATGCCATAAGCTTCTTCTACTACGTCTTCAGTAACTTCTTCATTGGCTAGTTGAAGCGCAGCTTTAATTTCAGGATCATCGGATAAACCTTTTTTAAGTTTCTCGATTTTCTTAACTGCACCAGTCATATTACCACCCATTTTTAGGGCAATATCACTAGCTTTCTTTAAAAGTGATTTAGAAAACTTTGACTTAGCTTCTTCAACTTCATCTTCATCTTCTTCTTCATCACTTTCTTTAACGATTGAACCATCGCCTTTTAGTTCACCAGATTTTTTAATCTTGTGCTTATCTTTGAATTCTTTTTCACCTTTAGCTCTAGGCTCTTCCACTTCGTCAACCTGCTCAGGTTTTTCGTGTGTATAGCCAAGCTTCTTCATTCTTTCATGATCTTCAGGTTTTTCAGCTTTATAGCCTTTACCTGTTTCAGGATCATACATCATGTGAGGCTTGAATTCATCCTCTTTTTTTACTTTGCCTTCAAGTACATCGCTAACAGCGCCAGCAATGCTTAAAGTTTTATCATCTTTAAGTTTCATATTAGTTCTCCTATTGTATGAAAAGCATTCCCGTGATAGCTGTGGCTGCTGCCGCAATTACTATCCAGAATAATTTATTAATTACATTTACAGTTTGTGCATTTTCACGCACAAGTATTTCTAACCTATCAACTCTATTTATAAGAGTTAATATCTGTTCCCCTTGTTGTTTACCAAATTCAGCCATAGTAGATATCCTTTCTTCAGCACGAGCTAAAGAAATAATTACATCTGACATCTTATCAATTTTTTCTTCGATCCGATCAAGTCTTGCGGCTTGCTCTAATCTTTGTTCAGCGGCACTAGCCATATCTACATATCCTACATTTTAGTGGGGTAACCCCCTTTATTAACCTATGGTATTCTTCTTTTTTAATTCTGAATACCATACCTTTTTTAAGAAGCCAAGGTAAACAATCTTGTAATTGAAATTGCCAGCCTTCACCCTCTAAAATTTCTATTTCTCTATCTTCTACGTCGCGATGCCATACGTATTCGCTATCTTCTTTTTGAAGATCGAATTCTCGTACTAGGCCGTCTTCCCAGTACGGCTTACCAAAAGTAATTTCCACCACCCTTTAATCCCAAGTCTTTTGCATACTTTGGCAATCTACAGGCCCAGTAGCCTGGAGAGAGTTTATCCGTTTTAGTATCGCAATTGTGTCGTGATGCAAAATTTCTAGCTGCTTCGCGATCATTGATTTTAGAAGTAAGACCACCTTTTTCGTCTCCAAATTCGATTTTCTTTACATTCCCCGTTTTAGGGTTTTTTACATACACTACATATTTCTTTTTACCACTAGACCTTTTTGGCTTATTAAGCTCTTGTTCTTCATCTAGCTCAATCATAGGTTGCTCCAAAGGAACCTGTTGACCTTCATAAAGACCAAATCTTTCTTCAATGTGTTCCAAAAAGCTATGCATTATTATCCCTTAATTGTTCTTACCACTTTACTTATTAACATTTTAACTGCAGTTTGATATGCAAACCCGTGACCCCACAACCAATGAAACGTATGGTTCTTTTCAATTGCAGATTTAGGACCAAATTTCTTAGTCCAATTATCAACGTAATCACCTTTATATCTTAATACTGCATGTGATACTTTACTTTTGCTTGGACCAACCAAACAAATACCAGCTTGATGCGTAATTAACATCCACCACATTTTTAAATGGCTTTCACCGCATAGTCTATATAAAATAGATAATGCATAGTCTTCACAATCACCTACAAATTTACCTTCTGAATCTTCAGAATAAATAATTTTCCAGGCATCAGCCATTCCATATTGCTCTTTATCGTATCTATACTTCCACTTAGCTGTAAAAGAAGATACTATTTTATCTCTTGCTTTAACTTCTTCTCTATTCATTTCTTTTGTCCTTTTATCCATTTTACAGCAATGGAATTTTCTGGGGCTTTAGCAGCCCAAGTTTTTATATCTTTATACGCTTCTAATGTTGAGGCTTCTATATCTGATCCTTTAGAATTATCAATAACAATCATGCGGTTACGAAAAAGACCTTGAAACTTACCAATGTTCTTTTGAACATCTTTCCACATTTTTGTAACTAAATCATCAGCCAAAGAACGTGGTCTCATTCTGTTTCTTTCTAATGCTGTCTCTAAATCAGTATTTACAAAAATCATGTGTACAGCATAACCTACATTTCTCAACATATCAACTTGCTTTTTAATTTTAGCATAATCTTTACCAGTACCATCAATAACAATACCCATTCTACCTTTTAAAGCCATTTCCATTTTCTTACCAGTAATTACTTTAGCCTTTGCTCTCACAGCTTGTCCTTGTGCAGATGCAATGTCATCAGCATCAGTAGTTAATCCAGCCCTTTTTAATCCTTTTTCAAAAGCATCATCAGAGTTAATTAATCTAAATCCTAATGCTTGCAATGCGGTTTTACCTATCACAAATGATTTACCGCTTCCTGGTCCACCTGCTAGGAATACTGCTTTAAAAATAGAAGGATCATTTACACCTTCCATTAAATCAAAGTGTTGTTTAAAGTTATCCACCGAATTCGTGTCCTGCAACTCTTCTCATTTGCTTTTTAAATTCAGCAAAATCTGGTTTACTTTTATAAAGTTTTATAGAGATTTCATCTCTATCTTTTCCTTTAATTCTCCACTTATATCCTTTTTCCTTATGCTCTGGCTTTGTAGTCTTTACTACTCTGCGCTTAAACCCATCTTCCCAAGGTTCACTTTTACCAGGTCCTTCATATAAGTGTTGTTGAAAACTTTTCATTTCTTTTTTAAATCGTACCTATAAGTCTTATTTTTTGATTGTCCTTTTTTAGTAATTCCATAACCGGCTAATTTGGCCAATTGCTGAATTACAGGCCAGTTCTTTTCATCTTGCTTTTTACGCTTTGCTTTTAACATATCATCTTTAATTTTATGAAATAAGGTATTAACCATATCCATATCATTCATAACTAAAGGCGCTTCATCAAGATTAGACTGTTCCTTAAACGTTTTCATCACACTTTCACTTTGGCAATAAACTTTTGAAACCTTTTAAGGTCTTCTTTACCGATAAAAATATCTCCGTCACGGACATTAACAAAGTTGATAGAATATAATCCACTTGGATATTTTAAAACTTCAAACTTAGAATCACCTGCTATTCTTTCCCCTTTGCCAGGTTTAGAAAAAGAAGCTTCAGTAACTGTTCCTTCATCTGCGCCTTCACCTTTTTCTAAAGCTTTTAACCATTTAGAAATAGCTGGAACTTTACCAGTTACTGCAAGGAAATAGTTTCCCATTTGTTTTTCACTATCTGTTTCTAATTTAAATCTATTAGCTAATCTTTCTGCGTTTTTAAAAGATTTGGGATTATCAAAGACAAACCTTTGAGTCATTTCTCTTAATTCTCTTAATTTCTCAAATGTTTTCACTTTAGCACCTTCGCTAATTCTTGAACTGTCATAACTTTGATATTACCTTCCTGATCGACAGTACCAAACTTTAACGTTTTACCGTCAAGTCTTGGCTTAATGCTATACGCGGATAGTCCACCCTTTTTACCTGGGATATTATGGACTGTTCCATCTTTATCCATTTTAGGCTTTCCTCTATGACTTGGATTGTCGTTGCCAAGTGCTTCTTTTACTTCTGAAAATGTTTTCATTTTTATTCCTTTTTATTTTAAATTTTTCTTAATAAACGATTCATAGTCAAATCGTTGAACCCAACCATTGTTATCAAATCTCTTGGAAATCCACGCAGCGTTTTCACTGGCTCCTTTTTTGTCTAGTTTCTTACCGCTTTGCTTAGCAATATTCGTATATGTCTTCATAAGAGCGGCTATACCTTGCTTTATTCCTTCATCAAAAAGTCCCTTATCTACCAGTTTTTTCATTTGATCGGGCATTAAATCTTTTTTAACTGTAAGAATAAAACGAATAACTTTTTCAGCTTCTTTTGAAGTTTGCATACCATGAGCTTTAATACCATAATCCTTTTTATACATGTCAAAACGCTTTTTAGCAGAAAGCTTAGCTTCACCCATGTTTCTTATTTCTTGAAAAGTTTTCATTTTATCCCCTTACTTTAGCAGCAAGGTCTTTATCAGCGCCGCCCCATGTTCCTTTAGATTTTGTTACGAATGAATTAACTCTTGCTAATCCCCATTGAATTGAATTTGTTCCAGGTCTATGTCCTGATTTCCAAGCAGCAACGCCACGACTAAATACTTGCTTTAGAATACCTAATGGCATACCAGTCTTATCAGCTTTCTTTTTAAGGGCTGCATCAGCTTGGCCTTCATCAATCATAAAATCACCTAATGACAATGTTTCTTCACCAAACATTTGTTGATACTTTTTAGTATGCTTAGATGGTTTTGTTTTTGCTCTTGAATCTCCTGGTGCAGGTTTATACGCACTAGGATCGTCATCGTCTTTTTTAGCATTTTTATTAAAATGAGCTTGACGCTTATCTGAAGTAGATGTGCTTAAATCTTTATGATAAGCTGATTTTCTTTTCTTCTTTTCTTTATCTTCTTTTTGTCCGGGTGTATCTTTCTTATATTGAGCTGTTAATTCTTTTGTGCCCATATCACCGCCACCACATTTTTCTACTAGCTCAACTTGATCAAGCCATACTCTTTTTTTCCATTGACCAAATTCAACTACTAAAAAGTTTGTACCGCATCTTTCAATGATACCAACTTGATCCGTTTCTTTAAGTACTACTTCGTCACCAGGTTTAAATAGATTACCTTCTACGAACATTTCTCTTTTTTCAGATACTGATTCTAATTCGACGTGCTTACGGAATGATTCTTTCTTTAAACCCATACCTTTTCTTAATGCATAGTATAAAGTTTGAATACCGTCTCCTGGAATTTCTAATGAATTATCAGCAAAACCTTGTAGATCTCCAGCAGCAACAAACGCTCTTAATTTAGAAGCAGACATTCCGGAAACACCTTCGGCATCCGGATCTCTCTGTCCTGCAGAAATAACTTCAATCTTATCTTCAAATTGATAGAAACCATGTCTTGCCTTTACACCATTATATTTGTTTAACAATGCATCAAATTCTTTTACTCGATCGCTTCCAGCAACCATTGAAACTTTTGTATATCCTTGATCATACAGTTTTACAGCAATATCAATGACTGTACGTACATCTGGATCTGCCATAATATTACGTGCATGTTTAGGAAACATCTTACGCATAAACTTTACTTTTTGTTTAAAGTTTAGAGGATTCTTTTTTGGATCCTGTGACTTAGATGCATATATACGATATTGCCCACCAGAAACCTTTTTAAGCTTATCAAAAAGCTTTTCATGGCCTGATGTTGGCGGATTAAATCTTCCAAATACAAAGGTCATTTCTCCCTTTGCTTCAGATAAATATTCGGTAAAACTTTTAAATTCCATAATTATTGTCCAGGTGTATTTTTCAATTTAGCTTTATCTTTTGCTTTAATCTGAGGCAAAAGTTTTTTTGCAATTTTCTTTATTGCGCCCTTTTTACTAGCTAGTTTTTTTTCTATACTTGCGCGGCCTGCAAAAGACAAATCATCTTTACTTCTTTGCTTAAGTATTTTTTTAATAAGAATTTGTCGTGCTGCTTTCTCTGCACGCTTTTTGAGTTTTTCGGGAGAGGCAAGTTTCTTGGCAGCCTTTTTTCTGCCAAGCATGATTTTAGCTTTATTTTTTCTGAACGCCGCTTTCATTTTCATGCGGTGTTGAAGTGACATTGCTTCAGAAAAATCTGTGCTTTCTTCAGATAGTTCTGCGTTGTGCTCTTTAAAAGTTTTCATCGATATCCTCGGTTCCCATTTAGTTGGGATTATCCCAACCTTTTATTATATCAGGCGAAAAGTTGTTGTATGAAAATTCTAATCTATCAACAAGCTTTACCGCGCCACCTTCCATACGATCTATGGCAACAAAACCTTCTGCGTTGGTTACCTTAAATCCGGATTTAGTTTTTACAAACGTACCAATTTTGTTTAGTACGTTAAGTTTATTTATAATAATTAATTTGCTATCGACTACTAAATTTTGTAAATCGAATACATTTTGTAGACTTTTTATATTAGATTTACTAAAAAAGGCAAGCAATTGATCTCTTTTAGCTATTTGAATATCTTTGCCCTTTTGGCTGGTTCTTTTATCAATTTCTTTTTGGTATCTAGCATTTACCCACATTACTAATCCAGTTGCATGTTTTTTAGTATCAGTAATACGTTGACCTTCTCGCACCTTACTGTTATTATATACATTAATAACTAAGTTTAATTCTTTATTAGATTCTAGCTCCTTAAGTGTTGATCCGGATATTTTCCGAAATAATTTACCTGCAGCTGATAGCTTTTTATTTAATAATTCTGTCTCTTTTTTTGTTAACGTTGCCGTTCCTGATAGATCATCTAATGTGGCATCTTGCATCCATACATCTTTTGAACTATTAAGTTTACTAACAATTTCTTTACCAAACTCGGCTCTCATTGTTTCAAACGTTGCTCCAGAGTACGTAGTATGCCAAACAATTCCGATCTTAGCTGCTCTAATCGTCTTAGCAAGAGCACTGTCAGTAGGTATTGCATAAGCAATAGTGTTAGGGTGAAAGACCAGATGGCTAATTCCATTTATGTTCTCCTTTTTAAGGTCTGACTTATCAAACATAAAGTCGCCTTGTATAACACCTTTAATTCCTAAAGGCTTGAGATAATCATATGCCATCTTTAATTTTTTAGATAGATCTCCACTTGTATCAGCATCTATATCTGCGTGTGATTTATATACTTTTGGGTCGGCATTAAATATGCCTTTTTTTGCTACAAAGAATTGACCATCGCGAGGATCTTCTCCAGCAAATACGGCGGGGGCGCCGTCCCATTTCACGGTTACATCTACTGCAGATTTTGTATTACCGGATAACATATCTCGCAACGACCTGAGTGCGATGATAGCTTGGCGCGCCCCCTTAACTCCACCGTCAAGAATAAGATCCTCAATATGGATCATATGAGTATTCTTTCCTGCGGCTTCTGATAATTGATTTTTAAATGACTTCATTATGAATATACCTTTACGTATGCACTAGAATCTTCTAATTTAGATCCAGCGTAGTTTACAATTTTAGTGATCCAACGATTGGCTTTAGAACCTGTATGTTGATCTACATGATACAAAACAAATAAGCCTTGTAGTTTTGAACCTAACCAAACACTATCTTTTTTAAATATTTGATTTTCAAATTCTTCGTATTTTTCATTCTTATAAAAATAACTGTACATATCCCAAAAGATTTTTATGGCTTTAGGATCTTTTTGGCTAATACGCTTTGCTATTTTATTAATCGATTTATTATCGGGGATTCTTTTTCTAAATACTTGCTTTGCTGCATCTCTCATAACACCAAAACCTGCACCACCGCCTCTTGCAGTTTTTAGTGCAATTTCAGCTTTGATTGCTCCCTTTGCCGTGCCAGCTCTAATATCTAATTTACCATCATCAAATACAATTCTCGCAGATTTAGTAGACCAGAACGTTCCACGCTTTTCTCCTTGGAAAAGTATTTTTAAAATTTTATGATCGTCAGTATCTGGTGGTAGTTTAATATTATACTCTTTTGATTTAGCTTTTTTCTTAACTAATTTAAGAGATATACCTACGACTTTACGGTCAACGAAAGCTTGTAGTAATCCCTTATTAAAAGCTAAAATATTTGACGTATCTAGTGATTTGATATCGAAATTTTTATCAATTGCCCATATATCACCAGGATTCCATTTATCATCCTTAACTGGGCTTTGATCTGAATTTTTATATGCTACATTTTTCATAGCATAAATTCCATTCATTAGTTTACTATTTCTGTGGAATTTGTGTGATTTATTAACATAACCATCTTTGATTAGCAGCTTTGCAGATTCATATGAAGACGTAAACCATCCTTCTTCTACGCCTAAAACCTCATC